ATATATTTGTGATCGTCAACAAAACACAGCTAGCTGAGATCGTGGGCGTCACTGTGCAGGCGCTTACCGACTGGCAAAAAGAGGGGATGCCGTTTGCTCCGCGGCGCGGGAGGGAGAACAGTTACGAGACCTCCGACGTCATTGAGTGGATGATACAGCGGCAGCTCCTGAAACGCGGATCGCGGAGCAAAGGGGAGCTGGACGCGGAGCAAGAGCGGGCACGCAAGGATAAGGCCATGGCGGACCGCTACGAGCTGGATGTGAGGCAACGAGAGGGTGATCTTGTCGAGGCCTCGGAGGTGGAGGCGCTGTGGACCGAGCATATAGAGAGGTGTCGCAAGCGCCTGTTGGCCATCCCGACAAAATTGGCTCCGATTGTCGCCGGGTGTGCAACGCCAAAAGATGCGCAGCCTGAGATCCGCAAGGAGATTGACGAGGCTCTGTATGAGCTGGCCGGATACACCGATGAGGACGGCGACTGACATATTGCGCAAGGTTAGCACGAGGTGGGCGCCTCCCGAGCAAATCACGTGCTCAGAGTGGGCTGATAGATACCGGATATTGTCGGAGGCGTCTGCGGAGCCGGGGCGGTGGAGGACTGCGCGTGCGCCCTATCTACGGGAGATACTTGACAGTTTCAGCGACCCGGCTGTCCGAGAGGTCTGGTGGATGAAGAGCGCGCAGGTCGGTGCCACTGAGGCGCTTAACAACGCAGTTGGATATTATATACACAAGGATCCCGGTAGTATCCTTTTTTTGCATCCAACAGTCGAGATGGGACAATCGTTCTCCAAGGACCGCCTGCAGCCTATGTTCCGGGATTGCCCTGCTCTGGCGGAGCTGGTGGCGGAGAACAAGAGTCGTGACAGCGGCAATACGATTACCCACACAAGACGTTCCCCGGCGGATCTCTGGATATCGCCGGCGCCAATAGTCCTGCGGGTCTGGCTAGTCGGCCAAAGCGGATTGTGCTGTGCGACGAGGTCGACCGATATCCTCCCTCAGCTGGCGCCGAGGGCGATCCGGTGAGACTGGCCCAGAAGCGCAGCACGACATACTGGGACCGGTTCTTTGCGGCTTTTTCGACGCCGACCGTCAAAGGGTTGTCTCGTATCGAAAAAGGGTATACATCTGGCGATCAGCGTGAGTATTACGTGCCGTGCCCACACTGCGGCCACATGCAGACATTGTGTTGGGAGCAGTTAGACTTTTCGGGCCGGGGGACGCGAGAGGAGCCTGTATATATATGCGGAGAGTGCGCCGAGGCCATCGCGCACGACAAAAAGCTGCTTATGTTGGCACGGGGTGAGTGGCGGTCTGGTGCTGATTTCCGCGGCATCCGCAGCTATTATATCAACGAGCTATACAGCCCGTGGTCGACTTGGGAAAAGATCGTCGACGATTTTTTACAGGCCAAGGAGATCGGCGCCCATGCGATCCGGACGTGGCGTAACACGTCTTTGGGGATGCCGTATGAGGAGGCTGGTGACAGCTTTGAGGCGGCGCTGATCCAGGAACGTGCTGAGTCCGTCAGCACGGCGGATAGTGGAGACACACTCCTGCCGGAGGGCGTGCTCGTGCTTACGGCCGGTGTGGATGTCCAGCACGACCGGCTGGCTGTGGAGATCGTCGGCTGGGGATATGGCGATGAGTCGTGGTCGCTCGAATACACCGAGATACACGGCTCGACCAAGCACGCCAAGGTGTGGGAGGAGCTGGACGACCGGATTGTGCAGCGTAGGATGCAGTCGGAGGCAGGTGTTACGCTGGGGATACCGATCATCGGTATTGACAGCAGTGACGGCGTTACGTCAGAGCAAGTTTTTGCGTTTTGCCGGGAGCGCAGACGTGGTGGGCGTTTTGGTTGCCTGCCGTTCAAGGGATCCTCAGTCTTTGATGCTCAACCATTTACAAAGCCGACAAAGGCCAAAACCAAGCTAGAGAATCCGTGGATTATCGGTGTATCACAGATCAAACTACGCATCTACGACGCCCTGCGGATTGCCGAGCCGGGGCCGGGATACATGCACTTCCCCGAGGGGCGACCTCCGTCATACTACAAAGGCCTAACGGCGGAAAAGCTGGTAACAGCTCACAACAAGGCGGGATGGCCAAGGCGGGAGTGGCACAAGATCTACGAGCGTAATGAGCCTTTAGATTGCCGTGTTTATGCGTACGCCGCCCTCAAGATCCTCAATCCTGATTACGATGCGATTGCGGCCAAGAGGGCATCGATGCACGGTAATGGCGAGGAGGAGGAAGGCACAGCGGCACGCGCAAAGAGTGCGAAAGGGCGGAAAAATCGACAAAATGCATCCCAAACCGGAAATAATCGCCGAAAAATGCGGATAAGAGTCGGGGTGTAGACAAGCACCGGATACACTCCTGAGCATGGCAGAGCCGGAGAAGGTGCGCGCAGGATCAACGGTGCAATGGTCGAGGACGGCGAGCGACTATAGTGACGCGTCGTGGACCGGTAAATACACGCTAAACGCAGAGGGACTGCCGGAAATTGAGATATCAACGACCAACGACGAGGGCACGTTTACGGTCGACGCGAAGCCGACCGAGACCACCAACTGGAACGCGGCTCAGTATGCGTGGGTCTTCCAGGTCACGGACGGGACGGATATCCACATCGTCGATACAGGGACGATCGAGGTCATCGCACTGACCGCGACCGGTGACGATCTGCTGGACGCACAGAGCTATCTTAGTGCGGCGGAAACGGAGCTGGCCGCACGGGCCAGTGGCAAGCCGTCGAGCTACAGCATCGCGGACAGGAGCCTGACGCGGGCATCCAGCGATGAGCTGATGGCGATCATCAGCTACTGGCGCCGGCGGGTTAACGAGCTGAAAAACGAGCGTGCCGTCGAGCGCGGGCGCGGCAATCGCAGAATGACGTATGCAAGATTCCGATACTAGGACCGTACGCACGCCTCGACTACAAGTCGCGCGGAAAAACCTGCTTTACGATGCGCGGGGTCGAGCGATCAAGCCGCAGCCCAGGGCATACATGGACGGATACCAGTCGGCGGATTGGAATCGTTATAATCAGGATTTCACGACGACGCTTTACAGCCCGAACCAGCTTATCTCGCGTGAAGCCAAGGACTTACGGGCGCGGGCGCAGTGGCTTGAGCGCAACAGCGATCACGTCCGACGGTTTCTCGCTCTTATCGAGAGTAACGTCGTCGGCCCGCACGGGATCAAGCTGCAGTCCCGCGCAACGCGTAGCAGTCAGACAGATACGCCGGACCGGCCGGCGATGCGACTCATCGAGCGCCAGTGGCAGGACTGGACGGAGATGGCGTCCGTCGACGGTATGCACTGGGTCGACCTCCTCAAGCTAGTCGTGCGGCGCCTGGTCGTCGACGGCGAGGCGTTTGTCGAGCTGCTGCCGGGGTTTGACAATCCACAGAGATACGCCGTCCGTATCTGGCCAGCCGAGGCCGTGCCGCTCGGGATGAGCGACGAGGACCGCGGTGTGCAGTTTGGGATCGAGCGCGACGGATACGGGCGTGCACGTAGCTATTACGTCCATCCCAGCGGCGGGGCGCCGGTCTACGGCACGTATGAGCCAAGCGACTACATCCGGATTCCGGCGGATCGGATGCTGCACCTGTATCGACCGGAGCGGCCGATGCAGCGGCGCGGTATTACGATGCTCTGCAGCACCTCCGAGCGGGTCAAGATGCTCGCCAATTTTGAGCGCGCGACGTTGATCGGCGCGCAGATCGCGGCAAGTAAGATGGGATTTTTCCGCGATCCGGAGGGCATGGAGCTGTCGCAGTATAGTGGTGACGGCACCGAGGGCAACGATACCGAGACTAACATCGTGGACATCCAAGCCGGGCAATTTGAGGACATTGGGCACAAGGTATTTGAGGCTTTTGATCCGGCGTATCCGCCGGCTGAATACGATCAATATGTGCACGAGATCCTGCGAGCGGCGGCATCCGGCCTGAATATCAGCTACCACGTCTTGGCCAACGATCCCTCCAGTGTGAATTACAGCACAGCCCGGGAGTTCCGGCTACAGGACACCGACTCATGGCGCGACTGGCAACACTGGGTCATCCGGCATCTGTGCACGCCGACGGTGCGCAACTGGCTGCGGGTGCAGATGCTGCGACCGCCTCTGGACCGGTATCGGCCGGAGGACTACGCACGCCTATCGCAAGTGCGCTGGCAGCCGCGTGGCTGGCAGTGGGTGGACCCCCAGAAGGAGGGCAACGGAAATCTGCTGGCGCTGCAGATGGGTGTGAAATCGCCGACGGAGATCGCTGCTGAGCAAGGTAGAGATTTTGATGAGACCGTCCTGCAGATTGAACGGGACAAACAGTTTGCGGCGGAGCACGGCGTAAGCCTCGGTGAGGTGTACCCGATTGAGGACGACGAGGACGACGAGCAAGTGTAGACAAGCATCACATACACTTGCGTCGCAGTGGCAAATACGTGGTATAACATCAAGGCACGTGTGGGCGACGCACCAGCCGAGGTGTCGATCTACGACGAGATCGGCCTCTACGGCGTGAGCGCCAAGCACTTTATCCGCGAGATCAATGACCTCGGGGACATTGACCTGACAATCCACTCACCCGGTGGAGATGTCGCGGACGGTCTGGCGATCTTTAACGCGCTTAAGCGGCACAAGGGCCGGGTGACGACCTACGTCGATACACTTGCGGCGAGTATGGCATCCGTTGTGGCTCTTGCCGGTGATACCCGACGGATTGCGGACAACGGATTTGTCATGGTGCACAATCCGTGGTCTGTCGCGGTTGGGGATGCTGAGGATTTCGCTAAAATCAGCGAAGACATGCGCAAGTGGCAGGGCGTCCTGACGGATATTTACGTATCCGCGACGGGACTACAGGAGGATGAGGTCCGGTCGATGATGGACGCCGAAACGTGGATGACGGCAAGCGAGGCGGTTGCACAAGGCTTTGCACAAGAAGTAGTTACAGCAACGCGGGCAGCGGCGAGCATCAAAGACTTCTCGGGTGAGCTGCCAGAGAAATTTTCTAACTGGCCTGCCGCACTGAGGCGGAGGCCTGCATGTGGAACCAGCAAACAGGAGACTGTAATGGCTGATAACGAAAAGCTGCTTGAGCTGCAGGCCAAAGTGTCGGACGCGGAGGCCCAGATCAAGGCGGAAAAACAACACAACGACCAGCTAACTGAGTCGTTGAAAAACAAGGACAAAGAGCTGGCCGATCGGATCAAGGCGCTGCGCGAGGACACGGCGAAGATCGTCGCACTCGGCAAGGAGCACGACCAACTCGACCTGGCCGTCAAGGCGATTGCCGAGGACACCGGTCTGGAGAAGTTCAAAGAGCAGCTGCTCGACGCGTATGCGTCCGGCAATCACACCGAGGACTCGCAGCCCGATGTCGATGTCGATGCGTCGCGCGAGCCCAAGAGCCGAGCTGAGTTCCTTGAAACCTACAACAGCCTTAGCGGGCGCGATGCAAGCTCCTACTGGGGTCAGTATGCGTCTAAGCACTTGAAGTAAAGGAGGATACGAGACATGGCGAACACCTTTGACTCTGATCTCTATGGCGTGACTGTCTCGCAGAGCGCGATCCGCGTTATGCAGGACATCCTCATGCCGCTCACCGCTTTCTCGACCGATTTTTCGGACGAGATCGGTAACCGTAATCAATCGATTGTCGTGCCGCTGACCGCGGATCCGACCGACAGTGCGGACAAGACCGCCGGATCGGACTACACGATCCAGGACACGACGATCAACGAGACGACCGTGACGCTGAACAGCCACAAGTATGTGTCGTGGCGGCTCACCGACAACGACGCGTCCACCAGCCGGTTCCTCTCGATCCAAAACGTCGGCATCGAGAAGGGCCAGCAGCTGGCGATCGATGTCTTCCAGGACATTTTGAGCCAGGTGACGAATGCCAACTACGGGGCCGCTGGAGCGACGAGTTCGGCCGCTAACTGGGACCACGACGACGTGATCGACCTGCAGACCACCTGCGATTCGGCTAACTGGCCGAGCTTCAACCGACACTTGGTGTTGTCGTCCAGCTACTACAACGCTCTGTTCAAGGATTCAGTTGTGGGCGCCGACGTCTACGGATCTGCGCTTGTCGCGCGGGGTGAGCTGCCGGAGCTTGCGGGTTTCCGCATGCACAAGAGCACCGCGATCCCGGGCAATACGGAGAACCTCGTTGGTTTTGCGGCGCGTCCTAATGCGATGGCAATCGTCAATCGCTACCTCCCTCCGGTCGGAGGCGGAAACAACGGCAGTACGTATATGTCGGCCACGCATCCGGAGACCGGTCTGACGATCGGATACCGCGAGTGGTATGACGACGATTCCGGTGTCCGCAAGGCTCTGCTGGAGTGCTGGTATGGATACAACACAGGCAACACGAGCGCACTCAAGCGCATCACCTCTGCGTAATTGACATATGGCTACTTTGGGTTTCCTGCTTGCTGCCGATGACGGCGGCGAATGGCAAATTCTGGAGCAAGGCAATCCGACCGCGCTCCGGCAGAAATTCAAAGAGCTGGCCGTTAGCGAGGACCACTCGTTGACACAGCTCTTTTACACATCCCAGCGTGGCGATGTGAAAATGAAGCGTTGGAAGAAGCGTATGCAGCCGGTCGATACGTCGACCGAGACGGAGACCGTCGAGGAGGCTGAGGTATATACCGGCGAGGAGGACGAGCAAGAGCAACCCCAGCGACCGAGGCGTCGGCGGGCGCGCAAGACGAAGGGCAATTAGATGGCACGCGGACTAACATTAGCGAGTGGCGCAAGTAACAGCACCGGAACAACTTACACTTGGGACGGCGGCGAAGGAGTCATGACTGCGGAAGGCACTTGGGGCGGAGCGTCGGTAACTCTCCAATACGCTCCGGCCGATCCGGACAGCAACACATCCACGACGCCTCTTGACACTGACGTTGTCCTGACATCCAGCGAGCCGGTCAGCGGATTTTACAAGCTGCCTCAAGGTAAGGTCCGCGCGGTCATCGCCGGCGGCGACGGCACGGAGTCTCTTAGCGTCTACATCGGTCGCAGTAAGTAGGGGCGTCATTATGTATCGGATACAGCGCGGCATCAAGCGTGGCATCCTGCGAGGCATCGGGCGGGACATCAACGCCGCGTTCGCCTATCGCGTGGTGCGCATCACCGAGGCCAGCGACACCCGCATCACCGAGGGCACTGACACGCGCGTAACCGAAAAAACCACGGAGTAGAGTCATGGCTGATGTGAAAATAACCGGACTGCCGGCGGCGACCGACCCGACCGGAAGCGAGGCCTTCGAGGTCGTGCAGGGCGGAGCGTCGAAGAGAATGACGCTCAACCAGGTCACTGACCTCCACGACGCCGCTTTCGCCGCCCGCGCCCCGGCTCCGGGGGTGTGGTTTGACGGGGTGGGCACTGGCGGTGCTGTCACGCAGGATACGATTGCGATCGGGGATGGGGACTTTGCGCTGTCGGCGTTCGTAAAAATTCCGGCGTCCGACCCGTCGGCCAAACGGACGTTACTGGTCCTTGCCGACAGTCTTACAGCGGCATCGCATTTCTTCCAGCTTGCGCTGGACACTGACGGGACGCTTGAGATTAACCACTACGGCGCGAGCGGCACCGATTATAACAGAGCGACCACGAGCAAGGACATTGTCGCCGATTCCGGCGGAGAGTGGGTCCACATAATCGTCCAGCGGTCCAGCGGGTCAGTGTCGTTGCGCGTCAATGACGAGGATGTGTCTCTGAACCTGACGACCGGTGGAACGCCGCCGGGGTGGGATTCCGACCTCGGGAGCAGGTATCTGAGGCTTGGAGCCGAAATCAGCACCAGTACCACGGTAACAGCGTCGTTCCGCAACGTCTCGATCCACAACCGCGCCCTGAGTGCCGCCGAGGTGCAGGAGCTGTATGAGATGAGTCGGTGGCGATCACACCGTCCGCCCCTTCGATCACACCGTCCGCTCCGGCAATTACACCGTCCGCTCCGTCGATCACTCCTTCTGTGCCGTCGATCACGCCGGTCGTGTCTTCTGCGGCCCCAAGATTTTGGGGTGACATCAAGACATACGCACATGGGCAGGGAGATGCTGCGTTTTTTGGTGCAACGGCCGTAGGAAATTACGCGGTGCTTGCGCCATAGAATGCTGACAACATCATCGCATGGGACCCGGTAAGCCCGGTTGCCCATTTGCGTATGGACGAGGGGGTCGGGTATCAGCTGCACGACGCGTCACCGCACAATTACGACGCGCTGCTGTCCCAGAGCGGGTTTGAGCACCTGATCACGCGCGAGGAAGGTTTGATCCGAGTCAAGGGCGCGGATGCGTCCAGTGCGATGTATATGCTCCGGGCCGGGGATACGATACCGCCGGATGCGGTGGTCCGTGCTGTGATTGTGGACGGCGAGCCAGTGCATCCGACCGGTGCGCAGGATTTCGCCAAGAACCGAATCCGGATGGCGCCGAGCGGCAGTGATCTGCTGGTGCAGCGCAGCGACGGGACAAATCATGACACGCTGGCGACGGTCACACCGTCCAGCCTCAGCGACGTTGATGTCCAACTACAGATTGAGGAGGTCGCCCGATGAAGGAGTTGAGCCGAATTGACACCGAGGGGATCGTGCATGCCGTAAGGGGTGGTGAACAGCTCGTGCCGCACGACGCCGGAACATTCCCGGCCGATGCGGAGTTCGTCGGGTTCGACCCGGAGACCCTCACGGTCACATACCGCACGCAAACGGGGGAGGACGACGAAGGCAACCCGGTCTACACCGAGGACACGCGCACGTTTACGGAGGAGGACGTGGAGGACGCAAAGAACCCTCCTCCCGCGCCGGTGCCGGTGCCGGAGAGCCTGTCTCAGCGCGAGTTCCGCTTGGCTCTCATAGACACAGGCATCAGTGAGAGCCAGATCGTGACCCAGCTGGAAAAGCTGGAAGAGCCTGCGCGGAGTAAGGCCAAAATCGACTTCGACCGTGCCGCCAGGATCGAGCGTAGTTATCCGCTGGTTACACAAATTGCCTCTGCGTTCGGCCTTAGCGATGCCGAAGTCGACGACCTTTTTCGAAACGCTGTCACCAATTATCGGGGACAACCTGCCGTGTGAGAAAAATATGTCCGATGACCGCCTCAAGCCGCCACCCAACACCCAACCGTGGTGCAGCGTGCACGCCGAGCGCATCAGCGCGCTCATGCACGAGGTTTTCGGAAACGGAAAACCGGGATTGACCGAAAGGATGCGCAAAGTCGAGCAGCAGATGGAGGTCAATACCGCAAAGCAGGACACGGTCATCAAGCTGGTCAAGTGGCAGATCGGTATCCTCCTGACCATTACAGGCATCGCGACAACGCTGATTGTCGGCGTGGGAGTTTTGTGAAATGGCGGACGGACAACGCAGCCGCGCTAGACTACGGCAACAGCGACATGACGATCGAGGTCCTTAACAGTGCGTTGCGAGTTACGACCAGCATTGACACCGAGGCAGAAGGATTGTCAGCACAACGCAACTACGCAGTGGAGCTATGGGTGCACGACACTGTATACGGCAGGCACCTACTAGACTCATTTACGCTCCGCCTGACGTTGCCAAACAAGGACACTTGGGGGACACCCTAACAGGAGGAAAGAATTATGTCAGCACTGAGTAACTACGCGGAGAACGCGCTACTGGATCACTTGTTGGGAACATCGCCGCTCACGTCGCCGACCGTACACCTGGCACTGTACACAAGCGACCCAACGGACGCGGATACCGGGAGTGAGGTGAGCGGTGGAGGATACGCGCGCACGACGGTCTCGTTTGACGCGTCGAGCGGCGGAAGCGCAAGTAACAGTTCCGAGATTTCGTTCACTGCGTCTGGAGGTAATTACGGGACGGTGACACACATCGGGCTGCGCGATGCTGCGTCCGGAGGCAATCTGCTGGCTCACGGAGCGCTCGGAACCAGCCGCACGGTCAACGACGGCGAGACGCTGACGTTTGCCGCAGGCGCCATCACCGTCACCATGGAATAATGACAACGGTCCGCACCAGTCGCAAGCCCGGTGCTAAGCGAACGATGCACGTGCCGTCCGTTACGCGGCGGTTTGTCTTTATCGTCAGCGAGGGCCGGTCGGTGTATATGTCGATCGGCGGTCTGCTGACGGCAATCGGTAGCGTGGAGCGTCCCGGGACGGTTACGCTGACGGCTACAGGCGCGCTGGAGGCCCTGTCGGAGATCACGCGCAGCGGTGTCGTCGACATGTCGGCTACTGCGACGCTCAACGCTCTTGCGACGGTTATTGCGGCCAGCTACGATGCGACGGCGGACCTTTACGGCACCGGAGGTATCGTCGTGACCGCTACGGTCGACCGACCGGCGACGGTTGGGATGTCTGCATCTTCGTCTATGTCTGTCGCAGCGACTGTGCAGGGCGTTTACGAGGCGGTCGCCACTATGGCGGCGGCGGGCACGCTGGCGGCATCAGCCGGCGTCGACAGACCAGGGACCGTCAGTATCAGCTGTGCGGCTACAACTACGGCGTCCGCAGGCGTCGACAGGCCGGGGACGGCGACGTTGGCGTCTTCAGGAAGTATCAGCGCGGCGGCTACGGTAGAGAGCGCCGCCAGCGGATTTGACAGTGGATTTGACAGCGGCTTTGGAGCGTAGGTGATATGGCACGACAAACACCATCGACGATCGCATCAGCGATCACCAGCGAGATCCCGGACAATACAAGCGGACAGGTGTCGCCTGCGGACGTCCGTAGCAACATGGACGACGTGCTCGACCTCTACCGATCCGAGACGCAGAGCATCGACGCGACCGGCATCGCGGGCGCGGCCCTGACGCTGGACTGGACGGCTGGGGCGCACGCGCAGATCACGTGCGGGGCCTCGACGGACATCACGTCGTGGGATCTTTCGAGCTGGCCGGCCGAGCAGGAGTCAATGCTGCTGGAGATCATCGACGGCGGGAGCGCGGCCGGGATCACGTTCTCGGACGGCGCTAACAATTTTGAGTTTCCGGGCGGATCCTCGCCGAGCCTGACGGCCAGCGGCACCGATTGGGCGCTGCTGGTTAAAAACGGCACGTCGATCCAGTGGTACACGATTGCGGATGTGAAGTAACGATGAACCCACTACACCGCAGATTCCTTATTCCGGTCGCCGCCCAGCAGCAGAGCGGGGGTGGGGCCTATGAAACATATCACTATGATTTTGATACCGACAACGACGGATTTACGTGGGCGGGACGATACAACAACGGGTCATTCACACCAGCACAGCCAGCTCCAAGCGAGTTTTCGTCTATTGCTACTGCCACGACTAATTTAGAGGTCAACCGGCATAGCGGTAGCACACCATCAGGTGGTGTTGGCCCTGACAGCGCACAATCGGGGTCACACTATATTTACGCTGAGGGAAGCGGTACTGCTGCGTCATATGACCAGTGGCTTGTTAAGTTCCCCGACACATATGATGCTACGCACGGACTAAGAGTAACGTTTTGGTGGAATTGTTCACGCACTGAGCTGCCGCCATTAAGTATTATTTTGCAATATCTACCCGACGGCGCAGACTCCACAAGCGGGTGGGTGGATTGTGATACCCGTAGGGTAAACAGGAGCGATAATACATATAACCAATTCTGGGCACGGACATCTATCTATGTAGGTGCCTCGGGTGCCAATGTGCAGTTACGGTTCGTTATGTTTGCCGGCACTGACGGTGGCTACACGACAGATAACTGTGTTGACACGATAACAGTGACGGAACAAAGCAGTGTGGAATCGGCGTCGTCACCAACATCAGTGCAGCTGGAAGACAGTGTCCAAACAACAGATGTATCTGATATTGTT